GTTAAAGTAACCATTAGTTATCCTCCTTCTAATCTATTTTAACGAAGGCTTTTGCAATGGATTCAGTTCTTAGAACTTTTCTTCCATATACATGTAAGCCTCGAACAATATCAGCGAAAGATTCAGTGTCCCTTACAACTTCAGTTTTAGCAATCTGTGAAGCAGTAGATACACCACCTTGGTGTCCTGCTAACACTTGATAAACGTCAGAAGTACTAGCAGCAGGCATATTATTTGACTTATAAAGTCTAAAGCCGTTTACTAGTTGTGGAACTACTAAGCCATTTCTAATTTGTGAACTACCTTCGTTTAAGAAGTTAGCGTCTACCAATTTTGAGCTTGTTTGTTGTAGTTGTTCAAAGAAAATCGGAGCAGCAACAGCCCAACGGTTGTCCGTAGGAACGTTTCCGTCATCTAAGAGTCTTCCTAGACGAGCAAGTACGTTAATAGGGTCAACTTCATCAGTATCAAAACCAGTGTCGATTGAGTTTGTTGCGTGGTCCGCACCATATGTGTTAGTTGAAGTAACACTTGAAGCGATGTTTGAGAGAACCTCTGCATCATAGCTGTCTTTAAGTGCATATGCACCTGCTGACGTTGCTAATGTTTCAAAGTTAACATGTCCTTGTCTCTCTTCAATATCGTCTACTTTAAAAGCAAATGCGTTAGCTTTATCAATAGTTAATTGAATTTCATCATCTGCTAGGTCTTGCGTATTAACTGCAGCACCTCTTGCATATGAAGAGACAGAGATTGTTGGTTCTTTTATTATTCTTACAGTATCGCCAAAGTTTTCAATTTCTCCTGTATAGTCAGTGTTGGTAATATCCTCAACAACTGAAGCTTTACGGAAGAATTTAAGAACTTTTTGACTGTAAATCTCAGGTAAAAAATTACCTGAAGGCAAGTTAGTATAACCTGCTGAACTTGAGATAGCCATAATCTATATCCTTGTTAGTTAAAAAGTTAATAAACTAACGGATTCTGCCCTCTCTTCTTGCTAAGTCGATTTCTTTTTCGTACTTTTCAAATTCGTGAGGTTTCATCCGTCTGATTTCCTCAGAAGTCCACTCTTTCTTGCCTTTACTAGGTTCCGCTTTCTTTTTAGTTGGAACATATTCAGCAGCAGAAGTGTCCTTCCGTTTTGATGTACGATTAATACCTTTATCGGCTTTATATAAGTCTAGTACCCTAGAAGCCCATTTTGCATCTGTGTTATTCTTAAGAACTCCATCTGCAATGGATGGTGGTTGATCTTCTAACCAGTTAATAAAATCTTCATCTGATTTAATAGTCATAAAGTCTGGATGTAATCTTAAAAGTTCTTGTTCAGCTTTCTGTTTAGTTAGCTGTACTCTTTCTTTTTTAAGTTCTTCAACTTCTGACTGCAGAGATTTAGTCTTATTATCTGCTTGAGAATATGCCACCGTTTCTATAACGTTATAAACATCTGGATATTCCTCTTTGAACTTTTCTAGTTCTTCAGGGGTTTTAGGTGGTTTATAATTAATTCCACCATCTGATGCTTGTTTTGCCAAGCTTAAAAGTTCTTGTTCTTTTCCTTTAAACTCTTCTATTTTAGCGTCATAGTGTCTTTTTAAATCATCATACCTTTTCTTATAGTCATGTTCAGGTTCTGTTGATTCGGTCTTCTCTACAAAACTAGTTTCTGATTTTGCCTGCGGAGTAGCCTCTTGCTGAGTATCCTCTTCTGTGGTGTCCGCTTCTGGTTCATCTTCTAGTTCTTGTCTGTAAGCTCCTTGATATGGAACTGGTTCTAGGTCTTCTTTTTCCTTTTGGTTTTCTTCGTTCATCTGTACCTCAATGGGGGCTGTTTGCTGCAGGTAGCCCATATTAGTTATTAAAGTGATAGGGTTGCTTTCGCAAGTAGCTATCGGTTAAATGTTGGTCTTATCACCAACTGACATAAGACCCCTATTGTTCATATTCTCTAGAACATTGGAGCCTATATATTCTGTTAATTTCTTAGGTATAATGTATTCACCGTTGTGTACATTTACTGGTACTTTACCACCAGATTTAAGATTTGTGCCTGCTTCATTAGCTGCTCTTTGAACCATTCTTTCTATTGTATCCTTGCCGTAAAGGTTTACAGCAGGTTGAGAAAGTACAAAATCTCCCTCTTTTAAAGTCATTGGAACGTCATCTGCTCTTGCAGACGGTGGAGCTTTGCCTTTTTTGTTGACAAGTCCGTAATTCTTTGCTTGGTTACTATTATACAACACTTTTTGATTTCTGTCAAGTATTTTTCCGCCATCTTGCATAAAAGACAGGCTACTCATGTCAAAACCAGTGTTTTTTAAGCCTGCCTGTATTTCTTCTGCAGATTTTACTACTCCTGTATAATGTGTTAAATCTGTAATTTTGTTTTTAGCAATATACTCTAAATCAGCATACAAAGCTTCATATAAAGCCTCTAAACCTTCTTGTGTGGCTTGGAAATGCCTACGATAAACTTTACCACCATCTTGTGTAGACTGATCTTTACCATCATAGTAGTCTGGTCTATTTAAAAACATTTCTCTAGCAGATAAACCTTCTTGATCTCTGTTACCTATAGTATAATACACTCCTGCACCTTTTTTACCTTGTGAATAATGTATTTGTAAGTCACCTTTAAAATCAAAACCTGTTGTTTTTTCTAACTCTTGCATGTAAGGAATCATAGGGTTTAATAACTTTTGAGAAAACTCTACATTAGATGGATTTGCTTTGCTAGGATCATAGTCTCCCTGTGAGTAGGTATTCATTTTAAACTCATCAAAATCAAACGAAGCATAACCTGATTTATATGAAGGTTTTTTAGCTGTTAAGAATTGTAAAGCCATTGCTGCAATACCTAATACAGGATTTACAGAGAATAGATAGGATGTTGCTCCTGATATAGCTGCTTGTTCTACATCTCCAGTTCTTAAGAAAGATACTACTGCAGCTATTGCAGCTCCACCTACTGCACCTTGGGCATCAGTCACAGTTTCAAAGCCAGGAAGATTTTCAACACCCATCATTTCGCCTAATCTTTCAGCACCAAATTCTGTAACTAAATGTTGTACACCTGCAGTAAGAGCAGCCTCCTCATCACCGCCTAAAGCTAGTACGCCTGCTATAGAAGTTGCAGCACCACCAAAACCTTTCCATTTTGTAGTAGCAGCATCGGCAGCCTTCTGAGCAGTTTCTATACCTCCTCCTGCTTTTATTACATTGTCAAAAGCAGTTTTTCCTGCTTTAATAGCATAAGATTCTATAACTTCAGACTTAATAAACTGTGTACCACCTGCAATAGCGGCTTTTCCTGCATCACCAGTAACTGCACCTACTAAGATTGCTGCAGTAAATTCATCGTATAAATCTTTTAGTTCTACACTATATGTACCATCTTGCATGGTAAATAAATGAGTATTGCCTACTTTTTCTATGGTATTTTTTATATTATCAAAAGGACTAGTAGTTAAATCTTCTCCTGAAACTGTTTTAGTATAATCTATACTTCCATCTTCATTTGTAGCAAAAGTAACATCTTCTGCCATAGGTGCTCCAAATACTTTTAAAGGGTCACCTAATCCTTGTTTTATTGCATCAACATTTAAACCATTTACATCTATTGCACCAGGAACATCAAATACATTAACTGTAGTACCACCTATGGTAATATTACCCATTTCTCTAGTTAAAGCTGCAGGGTCTATGTTTGCTATAGAGTCTATAGTGTCCATTACACTTATAAATTGTTCAGCATGTTGCATAGTTAAGGGGGCTGTACCATTGGCAGCTCTTAGTTCATTAGTTTCTGCAAGCCATGCACTAGCTCTAGGGTCTGGAGTTTTTAATATGTCAGGTAAATCTAAAGTAATATCAGGATCAAAATCATTAAAACTATCTGCCCAATATTTAGCTGTAAAACCTGGTGTAGCACCTTGTTTAGCATCTTCTCCTGCCATTACATCACTAAAAGTTCCTAAAGTTGTTAATGCAGCTATTTGGCTTTCACTTAAACCTGAATCTGTAGGAAGAGACACTGAAGTAGAGCCTAAACCACTAGTATCTGTATAATCTAATGTAGTGCCTTTACCAGAACCACCCATAAATGGGTTAGATATTCTAGGGCTTACGTAACCTTCTGGTGGTCTGAAAGAGGATGCTTTTACTTTAGGTATATCTACAGGTTGAGTATACTGCATAGTTCTTTGTTCAAAATCTGCACCACTTTCTCCTGGAGCAGGGTTTAAGGAATAGAAACCTTGTGTTGTATCTACTGTATCTGCACTAGGAATATTATCTACAAAACCTGTAGGTTGTACTGTTTCGTTAGGTAAAACTGAAGATGTAAGGCTTGGTTGTTCTACTTCTCCGCCTTCTTGAAATCTAAATCTTCCTTTTACACCTACATTAAAATCACCATTTTTACTATACCTTCCAGATAAAAGAACATTAGGGTTTAAATTATATGTAGCTGTTATTTCTTCGTCAGTAAGCGTAGCAGATAAATCTTTATAGTTTGCTCTTAAAAAGTTTTCTGTAGCTTGTATGCTTAATGGACCTCTATTAACATCTAATCTAGGTCCTTGCATACTGTCAGCACTTAGACGAACACTAGCATCACCAACTCTAAAAGGATTTCCTTGGAAAGAATAATTTTCTTCAGTGTTCCCTGTAAGCGTGCCATAAGGAGTATATATACCTCCTTCTCCTCTTACATTTCTTTTATCATCCATTCCTATATTTACAAAACCTTGGGGTGATCTAAATCCTAAATTAACATCACCTCTAACCCTAGCATTTGGACCTTCTTTATTTATATTAGGGTTTACAAAACCAAGTCTATCTACAGAGCTATCTGCACCTAACATATCTGGTTGTATATACATATCGGTGTCTAAATTCATAAAAGATGTAGGTTCAAGTACATTAGATTGGTACTCATATAAAGCTCCACTATTGTAGTCTTTAGTATGGTCATAACCAAACGGTAAAGTATTTTGAGTAACCCTCTCTATACCTACATCTTTTACATATTTAGATTTTGTATATCTATCTTGTCCTCTAAGTAGTTCTTTAGTAAATTCAAGGTAATCTCCATTGTCTAAAGCTTCCATAGCACTAGGAAATTTTAAATACCACTCAGTCCCCATATTGTAAGCTATATCAGTAAAAGCAGCTATTTTTTCAAATCCTGTAATATTTTTTGCTTTAGCTAATTTTTTTGCAGCCGTATGGGCTTTATTGTATTCTTTTAAAAAACGTTTTTCTGCAACGTCTCTACTCATTACATATGCAGGTTTGTTAGGGTCTTGTGTCCCATCTTCTAAAAGATTATAAAAAGCATAGTCTTTTTTATCAATCTTAAAACCATAACCAATATGAGGAATATCTACAGTATCATCTGTGCCCTCTATTGTGGTAGGTACCATATGTACGTCAGATCGAAAACCACCCTCTAACTTTTTAATGTTATCCTGTAATTCTTTTTCGTTTGTAATTTTAAGTTTAGCCATTATCCCTCTTAGATTCTGCTCTAACCCATTCCCTCAACTGGAGGAGGGTTGCCAGTAAAGCCGCCTTCCCCTGGAGTTGGCGTAGTTCCTGTTCC